TCTTGTTATTGAGTTGGGTGACGTTATGTGGTATGTGATGCAGGCATGTATGGCACTTAACATTACACTTGATGATGTGATTGCTGGTAATGTCGAGAAGTTGAAGAAGAGATATCCAGGCGGAGAGTTTGATGTATATAAATCAGAAAATCGTTTAGAGGGAGACTTATGATTAATTTGCGTGACCAGATTCTAAAAAGTCAGATTGCATACTACAATGGTTTGATTGCAAAACATCAACAGAATGTTGAGATATATCTTAATCAACCTGTGGGTATTGGAGAACACTCAGATGTCATGGGAACTATCGATGGTGAAATAAATGCGATTGCACAAACACACGAAAAGATTGAAATTATAAATCATTACTTTTTGAATAGATAATAAATAATCAAAAAGTATAGTCTAATAAAATGGAATTATCAGAGGCATTCTATGCTGGTCTCTCTCTTGTAGATACTGATACTTTAAAAAAGGCATCAAAAGATAAAGAAGCATTCGTAGAATTGTATAACGTTGCAGTTCAAAATTTTGCAGGGCCTCTTGTTAAAGATGGTCAAGGTAATGCTACAAAAAGTAAAGGAGTAAATAAGATAAGTGTAAAGGAAGGACAGTCTCCAAATATAAAATTATATAATGATATGGCTGCTGCTCTTTCCGCAGTCATAGGAACAAGAAATATAAAACGTTTGTCTGGAATACCAGAAGCAGTATATTTGACAGGAAATAAATGGAATGAAGATGTACAACAATTTCAATTAGATGTTAAACAGGGATTTGGAATGAAGGATTATAATTCTTCAGATGTGATTTTAAGATATGGGAATACATACGCTGGAATATCATTGAAGAAAAAACCTACTGCTACTTCAGCGTCTCCAACAATGATTAATAATTCCTTTAATACTTTTTTAGATGGAAAAGATTTGTCAGGGTTACAAACAAAAATTAACGACATTAGAACGGCCTTCTATGCAAGTGTGATTAAGGAAGCATGTTTGCCTGGCGGGCCTCTTGGTGATTTAAGTAATGGTATGTCAGCAGCTGATATACTTAGACTTGACCCAAATAAAAAACAAGATGCTCAAAAAATATTTAATCTCAAAGTTAAAAGAATGAAAGATAATGGAAAGACAGAAAATATACCTTTAATTAATCTTAAGGGAACTGATGAAATTGAGAGAGGTGGAACAACGAGACTACCAGTAAAAACAAGAGAGGACTTTAGAAAATTTGTAAATGAAAAACTTTACAGTAAATCTTCTCAAGTTAATCCTTTGTTTCAATCTTTTTTAGATGCGATGAGCGATCCAAAGGTGAGTAATATGATAGCAGATTCTCTTTTAAATAAAACTCTTAAATTAAAACTGCTCGATACGTTAGACACTTGGGAAAAAAATGATTTTTTATTCTACTTGGTAGAAGGTGTTGGACAAGTAAATACAAGTCTAACTCCAAACATTGCAACTTCAAATATTAAGAGCATACACAGTGTAATGATAACCATGGCGAAACTGTCAAAACTCCCATCATCTTTAGTTTTTGATAAAGTAAAAACAGGAACAGGTGCTGCAAGAGTTAATTTCACTTTATTAAAAGGTAAGTACAAAATCCTTGACATTGTGTTAAGATATAAGGGGAACTTCTTTTCGATGCCTCAATTTCTTGGAACTACAACTCCAGAATTTAATAAGTTGGTTAAACAAGGTGACAAATTTCTCGAATCTTTATAAATGAAAAACACTCACCTCGAACATTTAGAAGATAATATTTTAAATGATGGATCTCAGGGAGGGAAAGAGGCAGTCGCCTTTCTTCGATCTCTTGGAAAGATGTTAGATCAAGGTGCATCAGAAGCTCGTGTCACTGTAAAGTGGGATGGAGCTCCTGCTGTTATTTGTGGTGTGAATCCAGAAAACGGAAGATTCTTTGTTGGTACAAAATCTGTATTCAATAAAGTCAATCCTAAGATCATGTACTCTGAAGAGGATGTAGATAGAACATATCCGCCTGGACAACTTGCAGAAAAACTTAAAGCGTCTTACAAATATCTTTCAAAATTATCAATACCAAATGTAGTCCAAGGTGATCTCTTATTTACAGATGACAAATATGAAGCTACAATAGGTGGTGAAACATGTATCGCATTTCAACCAAATACTATTGTATATGCAGTTCCAAAAGATACTGACATAGGACAAAAGATTGATCAGGCTAAATTTGGAATCGTATTTCATACTCAATATGATGGAAGAAGTTTAGATACAATGTCCGCAAGTTTTGGTAATATTAATATTCAAGGAAACACAGATGTATTTGTAACATCATCAGATTTTCAAAACGCATCAGGTGAAGCAAACATGACTTCTGCTGAGAAAACAACCTATGCAAATCTTATAAATCGCACAGAAGGATCTTTAAAACAGGCATCTCGTTTCTTAGATTTGATGAAAGTAAATGATATGAATAAATTTACTTTGAACTACATGTTTAAAACTTTTTTCAACTCTTATATTCGTCAAGGTAAAACTTTAATCGGTGCTCGTAATACTGCGAGAGATTTTGCAGAGTATTTTTCCAACGCTTTGGATAAAGAGATTGCAACTAAGAAGATGAAATCAACGAAAGATAAATACTTAGATATAAAGAACAAGGGTCTTAAATTTATCTCTATTAATCAACAGGCAATATACATGACTGTTGCATCTTATATGAATTTACAGGCTGCGAAAAATTTTATGATTCGTAAGTTACAAAAGGTGAATACATTTGGCACATTCTTAAGAACTCCAAATGGTTATCGTGTAACTGCGCCTGAGGGATTTGTTGCAATCCGATCAGGTAGAGCTCTTAAACTTGTTGATCGTTTAGAGTTCAGTCGTGCAAACTTTACAGCAGATAAAAACTGGGATAAGGGTAATCCCATGCCCGTACCGAAAATATGAAAAGTTTTACAAGATTTCTAACTGAAGCAATATCTTCTCAAACAGTTGCAAAGCCTAATCCTAACGATGATGAGGCAGATATGACTGTAGCTTTTGGTCGTTTCAATCCACCCACAACAGGACATGAAAAACTTTTGAACAAGGTCAAACAGGTCGCTGGTAAAGGAAACTATGAAATATACCCATCAAGATCAAATGACCCTGCAAAGAATCCCTTAGATCCTGATACAAAGATTGGATATATGCAACAGATGTTTCCAAATCATGCGAAACATATTATGAATAATCCAAAGACAAAAACAATCTTTGATGCTTTGAAAGGTGCAAACGAAAGAGGTGCAAAGTCTGTGAATATTGTAGTTGGACAAGATCGTCAAAAAGAATTTGAGAATTTAGCAAACAAATATAATAATAAACTCTATAAGTTTGATCGTATTAAAGTAATCTCTGCTGGAGATCGTGATCCAGATGGAGAAGGTGTGAGTGCTATGTCTGCATCTAAGTTAAGAAAGGCTGCTGCCGACGATGACTATGAATCATTTAGAACTGGTATTCCACAAAGTTTGAAGGATGATAAGGCGAGAGAATTATATACTGCGATACAAAAAGGAATGAGAATGCCAAACAAGAAACAGCAGAATGAAATGTGGAGAATTGCTCCTAAGTTTGATTGGAGAAATCTTCGTGAAAATTATATGAATGGTAACATATTCCGTGTTGGTGATTTTGTAGAGAATGATAACACTGGATTGATTGGTAAGATTATTCGCACAGGTGCAAATCACATCATTGCGGTGACTGAAGATAATATGATGTTCAAATCATGGATTAAAGATATCACTGAGAAATTTACTGAAATATCTGGCGTGCCTGCAAATCAAAGAGAAGTCGGAACAGATGCACTAAGACAATACACTCAAAGACTTTCACATAATCCTATCATCCTTAATTTTATAAATAAATCTAGAAAGAAACGTGCAAAAAGTAATGCTTAGTCAAAAAATACAAAATGACTTGATGGCTGCGTATCAAAAAGTCTATGAAGAAAAAACAGGTCACGCTGCTGGAGATTCTGATGCAGAGAAACAAGCATCACAATTGGCATCTGATGTAAGATATAAAGCAAAATCAAAAGTACCCGAAGGTGCATCAGAAGAAGAAAAGAAAAAAATATTTTTACAAATACTTAACGCATCACCAGCACCTAATGTTGTGAAAGCAATGGCAAAACAAAAACTTTTAGGTGAAGAGGTCGTAAGTGAAATGAGATTTGATGATGGTAAAGAAGGAACAGAGAAAAGAAAAGAAGCTCTTAGAAAGAAAAGAGGAATGACAAAAGATCAAATGGATAAACATCCACAATTTAAAACAGAGGAGAAAGCACCTCGTATGCAGAAAGGTGCAATGGCTTATGATGGCCCAAACAAAGAAAGAAGTGAAGCTGCTGATAGAGTGATTGCAAAAACAAAAGAGAAACGCAAAAAGATGAGAGAAGAGTTTGTAGATGAGAAAAAGTTAGTTCATGGTAAATTTGGTAATTTTATTTCTGGACAGAAAATTACAAAGACAAAAGAAAAACCACTAACACCTGAAGATAGATATAAAATTCCAGAGGGAATGGATCCTGTCGGTAAGGAAGATAAAGATATTGACAATGATGGTGATCATGATTCAACAGATAAGTATCTTATGAATCGTCGTAAGGCAATCGGTAAAGCAATTGCGAAGAAACGTGGTCGTGTGAAGGAAGGTTTTTCTGCATGGAGAATCGATCTAGATTTTAATGAACAAGTAAAAAAGTAAAAGGGGGACTGGTATCTCCCAAGTCCCCAAACTGCATAGTCATGCCTGACAAAGAGGGGTCTGATGA